GCGCGAGGGCTGCTACCCCCTACACCGGTACAGATTCAACATCAAAGATCGGGATCTCGACAGCGGAGCTGGTTGGATCCCGATTGTTGCTGAATTCTCTACTTATCATATATCATTGTTGCACGATCTAAGACAGTATTTTGGATAGCGGCAACGTATATGATTTTGAATTCTTCACATGAATCATTAAATGCATCAACATCTTTTTGATCTTGTGCCTCATTTCCAGAGACTATGTCAACAAGTTTTGATACATAATTCATGTCACTCACTCTTATCTGACCTTTGAGGATTTTGGCTCCAGTACTCCCACACATGGAAATACATTCCAGTTGCATTTTTTTCAGGTTTGTTCCCGGCATACATCCAAAGTACAACCATTGAAATTTGGATTTTTGAGTCACTCTTACCCTTCCTTCTGATATATCAATCACACTTTGAAGGGTATCCTTGATGTATCCTCCTGATTCCTCGGGAAAGTGAACTATCCTTCCTTTGCTATCAATTACTTCTTCAGGGTATTCTTCTTTTTGGTCGAGAGGCTCTTCAGGTTTATCCGGATCTTCATCTGAACTGCTTCCATCTTCACACTCTGGGTATGATCCGTGTTTCTTTCTGTAAGTCTTTCTGTTGGAGGTTCGTTTCATTCTCTTCTTTTTCATTTTCTGATCTGGTTGCGGATAGTTTTTGGTTGTCACATGAAGATTTAAGTCTGAGATCTTACCTACAGATATTTTCATAATTCTTGATGATCCAATACACAGAGCTGGCATGACACCTGTAACCTTTACTATATCAACCAATTTATCCATCCAAAACTTCAAACTTTTAAGATCATTCATATTCTCTGCATATTTTATAGCTTCTATCATGCAAGAAAGGAACTTAACTGAACTGAGGTTGTCGTCTTTATTCATACATTGCACTTCAAAGTATTTTTGGACTATAGGAAAGCACACCATTTTGTTATTGACTTCACTATCGCCTTCTAGAATTTCCTGAAATAATAACCTCATCATGCGAGAGATTTTCTTGCTTGTAGACATTCCCTTAATAAAAGACCTTCTGTGGATTCTATTAACCGAATCATCATGGGTTAAATCATATACGATGTTAAGTAATTCCATGTCAAATTTGAACTCGTTGCGGGCATGTTGACCATGAGTCAAAAGAGTTAATTGACCACTTTTAACTAGGCGCCACAAAGACTGAATATCAATCTTGATGGGGAAAGGAACATATGTCTTTTCAGGCACGTCATAAGATTTCATAAATTGATAATAAGATTCATCAGGCGTATCAGGAGGCTCATACTTATAGTCTTCTTTATGCATTTGACCTATTTGAGTCAGTCTGTTAAGATATATCTGAGGCAGTTTACCCACTAATTTCCAAACCGAATCTGCACTCTTCATACCTCTGGATGAATCAACCCAAAATCCATTAGGTGTTAATTGAATGGAACAATTATCTGATTCTGTAAATGTCACAGGTACTGCTTTCTTTCTAATTGATTTATCAACCCTGATCTGCTCTACATTAAAACTTTGGTTTAGTGTTTTACATATGAGATCTATCTGGCTTTTCCATGTTTCTGGGTTGTTAGTGTCACATAATATTTCAGGATCTTTATCATTTAATTTCACCATTTGCCATGTGACTGCTTCTATAGAGATGGTTGTACAATATCCTCCTGGTATATCTTCATGAATAACATTCGTTCCTCCTTGCATTTTCCGTTTAAACCCTGACACTGGTTCCGATAGGTTGCAAAATTTTAATAAACAATTGCAGAAATCTCCAATCCTGCCTGGTCTACATTTGTTAAGTGTTAAATAGCCCAAATCTGTTTCGTAATCTGGAGAAGTCAGATATTCTCGTATTATTTTCTTTTTCACCAATTCATTTTCAGGATTATTTGCCACTATTGTGCACATTGTGATCAGTTTTGTTAAGTGGTCTTGATCTGTGTGAGAGTCAATTTCCTCCGGCACTCTTACACGATAAGACACATTTATATCAGCATAATGAAGTTGAGTGGACCTTGCAATGTGTTCTGCATCATGAAACATATTACTAGTAGCAGGAAATCTGTAACACCCTTCAATTATATTGGGCTTGGAACATCTCATAGTGTCCAATAAGTTGTCTAAATCATGTAATTCAGGATGTTTTTTAAATTCTATAACATCTGATACCATAGATGATAAAGTTAATTTATCACTGGGTATTATTGAAAATATGTTTGGATGATATAAAGAAGCATAAATGGCTAATGGATTGTTTGACCATTTAAGATCATCTGTTTCAACTGGTCGCACTTCATGTGTATGCAGTTTGTCAGTGTGTCTGGGTACCACTTGAGATCTATCTTCAAATATCAGATTTTCGTGGTCAAACTGGTCACATATACTTATTGAATTAGGATGCATAATGCTCATGAGTCGACGAGGATCTATTAACCTGGTTATTATTGCACCAGAGTTGATCAGAGTGGTTTTCATAGACACCATTCTGTCTGTTCGATGACAAAAATTGCCCTTGCTTATATGATAAGCCTTTTGATAAACCTGGCCATGTTTAGCATTTTTGAAAGAATGCAAAATGCTTGATTTCAAAGCTTGAATTGATCTATATTCTGCTGTTTCTGGACTGTTTTCCAGGAATTCATTATGAATTAAATATTTCATATACTCATCAGGGTTTGTTTTGATTCTTTTCATAATCTGATTCATTTCTGAGTGTTCCATGATCTTGAAAGATGATTTAGTAATGATGCTTTTAGGAGAAGATATTGGTAAAGGTTTAAATATACCTGGATTGTCCATTTCTATTTGAGGTTTCAAATGCTGAAATGTAAAGTAAGTCAACAACAATTTTGAAATTGGTGTGTCATATGGGAGATTTTGATGAAACAAATGTAAAGGCATTTTCAAAATAAGAGAGTCTTCAGGAATAAGAGATATTTGAATGGTTCTCAAGTTGTCTTGTCCAGTGTCAATACTCTGACCAACTTTAACCTGTATCTTTTTTTGTTTAATCTCTTCCATGATTTTGTGAGTTAACTTCTCACATGCTTTCATTATAATGCTGTGAATACAACCAAAATACAATTGGGTGGATGTGAATATAGGAAAGCCTGCAGCAGCAGGAGGTAACAATGTCCTTACTTCCTTTAAAAAGGGAGAACAATGACTGAAATGGTATGCTCTATCTAAGTGTCTAAACTTGGATGCACAAAGCAAATAAACAGAGATCATACTTCCACCGTTAGCCAGACATTGTTGAGATAGACTGTATGCACTTTCCCAAAAATGATGAGGCATATAATCCTTTCCCAGCATTAATTGAGAACTACAAAATTTAACCAGGACTCTGCTTTCGCAACCACCAAACATAAAAGAAGATTTAAACTCACTGATTTGATCGGACACGACTGACTTAGGTGACATGTGTTCATTTAAACACTTCTGAACAAAATCTTTAATATTAGTTATATCCCTCAACATTTTATCTCGTAATGCACTTACATTATCTCCTGGACCATAAGGAAACAAAAACCTGAACATACAATTAGAATCATCACTAGTATTCATGTCTATCCAACACATTTTAAAACCAGGATACAATTTTTTTAACACCAGTTCTGCAACTTTCATAGATACATTGCTACAAAACGATCCATAAACATCAGAAGCAGAATGCAACATGCCCTGCCCCATATCAAATCTGTGATGAGAGCAAAGTAAATCTTTCTTAAGGAGGTTCCATACATATAATTCTTCCTCATTTAAACATCTAAACATTTCAGCATCATCAATCAATTTTAAGGATAAATGATCCAAAATCGGGTAAGCATGTCTCACTTTGGATAATACTCCCTCTATTATACTAGCAGGAATTTCATTCAATTTCTTTTGATGTCTCAGTATTCCATAGTTAATGGTTTTATGAATGTGTTTAGGTAAAGTAATGTTAGACATGAGTTTTTGGAAAGACAAACTGTGATGACATGGACCCCATGCTGAGTGATCTTCGCTAGAGAAATACCACTCAGTGAAATGATATTCTGATGGTGCACAGTGTTGTTTTTTTTCTGTCTCTGCTTTTTCTTCCTTTTTCTTCTCCTCGCTGATCTCTATCTCGCCATTTCCCTTCCCATTCTTGTTCTGTACAATTGTCCTTGTTACATCATCTGCATCATCATTGCCAATCTTCTTTTGAATGTCTTCAATATTCTTATCTTCAGTTTTTCCATCTGGTATGTTACTCCTGCATTTTTCACTCTTTCTATCTTTTCCATCCTTTTTATTTACTTCATTCTCATCATCTTTCTCGGTAAGTGAATTCATATCAATGTCATCAAACCAAAGGCTCTGGAATTCATCTTCATCATATGACATTTGATCACCCATTTTCGGCTTTGAAATGGAAGAATTTTTATCATCCAAGTCATCATTTTCATCTTTGTTTAACAAATTGTTACAATCTTCATGACAAACCTCTTGACTCGGGGTGAAATCTAAACCCTTTTCAACCATCATCATTTTATCCCCAATTTGAGCACGACGTGTAAAACTCTTATGATGTTCTTCATTTTGAGGGTTGTTCAAACATGAGTTGGTGCATGACTTAGATATATGTCTGAACATATCTTCTAACATTTTTAAGACTATCTTGCCCTCTGTATCTGAAATGGTCAATTCTCTTTCTCCTCCATATTGTTCTTTTCTACTCATTCCAAAAAAAATAGGATGATCATTCAAGAAGAGTTTTTCTACAGCATCAACAGATGTTAGGTATTGACTTCCTTTCATTCTCTGAGACAGAGTATAAATTAATTCAGTAGTAATCATTCTGGTGTTTCGATAGACAGACTTTTTCTGAAAGATGGTATTTCTCAACTTGTTAACATTTCCTACTCTAACTTTATTACACAATTCTATCACATCTTTAAAATTGGCCAATTGTTGAGTGATGACATGAGCTGCTAATACAGTTAAATGAGGTAAGTCTGTGATGTTACCACTTTTGCACGCATTAATGATGTCCATACATTCCAGGTCATTATTTCCATAACTGAGAGCACAAAAAACTGAAAACATTAAATCAAACTGTTCCATATCTGGCAATAAAATATTGAAACCTCGTAGAGTATTTCTAAATTGAACATCATCATCTTCTTCTTCTATTTTGAATTGATTATCTCTACGAGACCGCATTATATTCAATTTGACCATCTGAGAAAATACATCTGTGTCCAGCCATTTTGCACAATCTGCCATAAAATTCAGCAAGTCCGATAGTAGAGATATGTGATTAGGGTTGAGTATATCAGTGGCAAGAGTTGTACAATGTCTGATTTGTTCCAAAAACTCTTCCATCTGTTCGTTCCATGTGTCTGGCAGATCTCCCTTGAGAATGATAGATTTTCTATTCATCATCTTCTGACACATTTGATAAAAAGTGGATGATAATTTGTAATCTCCTTGCATTTTACTGGGTTCCCAATAACTTTCTTGAAGAATTGATTTATCGTTCTCTTTAAACGCCTGCTGAATTTTTTGACATGTATCATAAGATGAAAGCACTCTATGAAAAGGAAGAGACACCTTAAAGTTATCTACTGTAGATGAGGTTTTAGCCAGCTCTACAAATGGCTTATGTTTATCCACATCATCTGAGTACTTATCATTTGGCAATTGATCATACAATTCAAATAAATCATCTATTAATTTCCGTGACCACAAAGGTATTGAATTATCATCATCCATGCTTCTGACTGTTTGAATTTGATAGAAAAGAATATCATCACTTACATGCCCATCTATGGCAGAATGACACAATTGTAATGCTTTAGCATGCAATTCAGCCTTTTCAGATTCAGATTTATCTGAATAGAATGTTTCAATAACTTTATTCACAGTTTGGACTGTTGTACATTTAGGATTCCACACTTTCTCATCATTCAATATTTTTTGCATTAAGCTCTCGTCTTGTAATTTAGGTTTTAAAAACTTTTTATACACCTTTTTCATTTCCTGATTTACTCCTGGAATGCTTTTTTCAAAAAAATGAACCTTGTAAAACTGATGGATTATAGCATTATAATTTTTGAAGTGAGATTTTTGATTGCTCTGCTCAAATAAGTTCTGGATTACATCTGAATATAACAAATCTCTGGAGAATCTCAGTACTTCTACCCCTAAACCAAATTCATCCCATTTAATGACTTTCATTTCCATTTTCTTTTTAAAAGATTTGCAGTAAAATTTGGACCATCGCACCATAGACAAATATCTGAGATTTTGAACTATTACATTCATTCGTCTAGAGTTGGACATCATGAATTGGTGCATTAAACCACAATATTCATATTCTTTACCAAATTTATCATGATGAGCACTCATATTTACTTGCTCCTGAATAATGTGATTACTGATCAAAAATCTGGGTATTGCATCCCACTGTCTTAATATCCGATGATTAACATATTGAAATTCTCCATTTAACTGGATACATCTAACGGATTCCTGAGACAAATTTGCATTGTCAGTGTGTACAAACCCTATATAAGGTGTATATGTTACACACCCTTTACAGTCAGACATTTTGAATGCATCACTTTTAGTTTTGATTATGTCTAAAGAGCATTCAGCAGACATTAGTGCTGTACAATTCTGTTCAATATTTAGAAACTTATCTACTATTTCATTCAGTACTTCTCGGGATATATCATCAGGTGTGCAACTCAACCAATAATCCCATTTAGATTTACAATAATGTTTTATCACTTCATTGTTTTGACTGTCCAACAGGGACATTTCACTGCATTCCATCAGATTTTCAATAAATCTCTCCAGCACAATGATATATAATGGCTGCAGAATGTTCTGCACAACATGAACATCTTCGGGTGATGCATCATCATCCAGGATAATAACATCATCTTCTTGTCGTGTTTTTTTCCGAGGTTTGTTCACCTGAACTTTTACCTGAATGTTTCTATTCAAATATTCCTGTCTCACAATAGATTTTATGATAAATTTCTGTTTGTTTTTCAAATAGTTGGACCATGCATCTATAATTTCAACATGTCCAGCGTGCCAGTTCGGGCGAACTTTATCCATCATTTGAGATACAATCATGGATATTAAAGGAATATCTATTCTGATGTTGTGACGGGCACCACACATGCAAATCATATCCATAAGATAACTTTCACTAAAGCCTTTGGAAGGTTGCAAGATCTTCCATTGATCGTCTTGTGGATATGGACATTGGCACACATCAACAACTGGTCCTTTAATGTTTTGATCTTTGGAAGATATAACTTGGGAATGAAGCATTTCTAAATACCCATCTAAATCATCACATGGAAATGTTTCATCACTTTTTTTGTTATTTACATCTTGATTCTCATTTAAATCATCATCAGAGTCAGAATACTCTTGATAAAAGTCTGAATCATCCACCGGATCTATTAAGCTGCCACTTTCCTCTCCATCAGATTCATCTTCCGATTTATTCAAAAACGAGGACTGAACAATGTCTTCTCGTGAGGAATCATCATATATTAATTGATCATTTGAATTTTGTAATTTTGCAAGCGTGATGTGCCACAATGACTTTTTGTCTTTTACAGTTCTGCCATATAGGGATTTACATTCATTACAAGTGTCTTTGGATTCAGATAACACTTGATGCCAGTTTTTAACTTCTTTTTCTTTTAATGTCAGAAATATTTTCCCTGCAGAGTCTCTGGAAAAACAATCTACAATAGGCTTTTCAAACATTTTGTCATGTCTATTTTTTCTATGACCGTATTGACCGTTTGGTAAAACATACCATGAATAACCTATCAGTTTTTGAAATGTTCTACTAAACATGTATTTTTTCTTTTTTTGTTCTTTGGATGACATATGAGATAGGAAATGGCTGTGTTCCTCCAGCCTTTTTTGAATTGGATTTGTATCAGGATGGTGTTCCTCTTTGATTTGAAATGGGGTGTTCTTATGATGAAAGAATCTGCCCCTGGACATCAACTCTTCTATTGTTCTGGCCGACAAAAAATCTTGTGCAATATGTGTAAAGATTTCTCTTTTTTTATCCTTGGTGGTTGCTTGCCATTTAGACCCCTCAGAAGAAATTAAGTGAATGTTTTTGGTTATGAACTTCAAAAACTCTTCTCTGCGTTCAACATTGTCATTAGATTTCCCCGAGTGTTTAAAATAATGATTAACATCAAAATCAGGTATGCTGCTTCTTACTTCTGAGTTGATTTGATGAACTAACAACTCAATTTTATCTTCAGGAGGGATAAACAGTCTGTCTCTTTGGGTTCTGACTCCTTGAAGTTGCTGATCATTTATGATATAATTCATTCCTGAGTCCAAATCTAGACCAGCATACGATCTGGTGTGTTTATGAAATAACTGAACGGCTGCAACTATATCTTGCATACCGTACCTAGTTGCTATTGGTTCCATTTCTTCATTGCTTAAAATTGTAGGATCCTCTAACTTGAGAGTGAATCTGAAATCGGTATCACCTGCAACTTCACATGGAATTCCATGACATTTACTCATATTATACACCCATTTGGCTTTGTCTCTCTCATATTTCATATGAGTATTAGCAACCCATCCCATTTCATATACCTCCAAATACACTCGCTTATCACTGTAATCAGGAGTGAATTTGAATGCATCAGGGGTTAGTTTTTCTAAAACTGGGATGTATTTTAATTTACACAATGTGTTACCTTCTATTATTTCCATGATGTTTTTCTTCTTATGTTCAGGTATGTATTCTTTTTGATTGAATCTACAACCTATATATTCTCCGACTATCCCTTTTATTTGAGATGTCAGATTATGAATCACAGACAACTCTGGAGTTCCTACCATCATGTTTACAATGTTGATGACTTCTGACCTGATCTCCATAGGCCATTGTGTTTTTAACATCATTTGGATGTGTTGAGTCAATTCATGTCTGTCATCTTCACCCATCATAAGGTTCAACAGATCATTGAAAAAAATGGATACATCATTATGATATATACCTGATTCACTGTGCACATTTGTTATAAAATGATTGATTTTCATTTGGCTGGACCCTCCATATTTGTCAATGATTTGAACCACATCCTGAATCTCAGGTATTTGAATGTTAAGAATGTCCTCCCAAATCATTTCAAATAGTTTACCTTGATAAGAACCTTGGGATGCTGATTGCCATATCATTGATGATTTGCACAGTTCTCTTATTGTTTTTGTTGATATAGTAGAACATTGAAGTTTAACCGATTTCATATACTGTAAAATCTCTGGATTGAAGGGAATGTAATGAGATTTCAGAGATTGACGCAGCAAAGAAGACATATGCACTCGCAGAAAACTATCATTCACTAAATGTTTTTCATAGATTCCCAAATTGTTAATTTCTACTATACTGCCCATATTGAAAAATAAACTATTCATGGCTTGTCTGCATAACTCTTTTACATCATGATCCGAATTGTACCTCTTGCCTGACTTTTCAGGTGAGAATCTGGTTTGAAAATCATTTCTATCAATGGATTCGAACAATCCCCAACCTTCTTTGTAATTAGTTAATGCCTTTTGAATGGAGAAATCAGAATAATGATCTCGCAACCATAGCCATAAAACATCTTGGAGTTTTTGTAACACAAGAGTTGACAGATTGTCGTAATCTGATATCCATGTAGCCATCCATTTGATCCCCATAAAACTACATGTCAATTCGTACAGATCCAAATATCCAGATGTATGTAGTATATTTTTGAGGAACTTCGGCACCAATAATGGTTGCACGATCTGAGCGGTGACGGGGGTGTCTATCCTCGCGC